AAACCTATGCTGGTAACAAAGGTATACCAATTCAAAAATTAAAATGTGTTGTAAAGAATTGCAAAAACCATAAGCATGAAGGCGGTTTTCATGGTGATATATGTAGTCCATGCTATGAATTTATTGCTCACGGAAAAGGTATTTATTCACAAGCGTATAGAAATACAAGGCCAGTTGAACTAACAGATGAGGAAATAAAAGAAGTTGCTGAAAGCGTTGAATATGAAAGCTACGCACAATGGAAATATGAATTTGCTAGAGCAATACTAAGAAAGGCACAAGAGAAATGAGTAAACCAGTAGCGTGGATGTATAGAGTAAATAACTCATTTAATACATTTAGCACAATAGAGCCGCCTGATGATGCTTATGATGAAGGCACTTTAATTCCACTCTATACCCATCCAGTAAAAGAACTAACGGATGAGGAAATCAGAGAGCTTGGAAGAATGTCAAGAAAATGGCAAGACCCTTATGTGTGGCTTGCAAAAAGAATTAACCGACCATTAAAAGATTTAACAAACAAAGAAATACAAGAAGTAATTACAGAGCATGAATGGTATGAATGGACATTAGAGCAGTTTGCTAGAGCAATATTAAGAAAGGCACAAGAGAAATGACATACGGACAACAACCAAGACAAAACCCATTGCCTGAATGGTGGGAAATTGAGTTAAGAAAGGCACAAGAGAAATGACACCAGATTTTACAAAACATTTTTATATAAAAGAACCTGAATATGCTGGTAGATGGGTTATCTGCGAAAGATTAAATGTTTATGCAACTAAAAAACCATGTTGGTTACATAGAAAACTGTCTAAATTGCTTTTGGGTTGGGAATGGGTTGATGGAAAGGCACAAGAGAAATGACTCTTGTAAAGTGGATCGGAACTATTTTATGTCTTATAGGGATTTTCCTTACTAGCATTAACATTTTTCCGTCTAATATATGGTTTGGAGTTGTTGGTAGCGCTATATGGGCTTTTGCTGGTATATACCAAAGAGATATACCATTGTTTCTTGTAGAGTTTGTAGCAGTTGCTTTTTATGCGTATGGTGTAGTAACCTATTATTTTTCGTGAAGGAGAAATGATGTTTGAAACATTCTGGGCTTTATATCCCCGTAAAGTAGCAAAACGAGTAGCGCAAAGGAAGTTTGAGGCCTTGCGTGGAGATGAGCAGAAGTTGGCTCTAGATGCGTTGCCTAATCACATCAGGTATTGGAAAACAAAAAATACTGAAATGGATTTCATACCTCATGCAGCTACATGGATAGGGCAGTATCGCTTTGAGGATGAGATAGTAATAGAAGAACCAAAGCAGAATAAACGGCCTGAGTTGCCTTGGTACAGCTCAGAAGAATTAACAATCAAAAAAGCACAAGAGATAGGCGTTCAAGCATATGCTGGAGAAGGATGGCAAGCATGGAGAGCAAGAATTAGTCAGCGAATTAAACAACTCGAAGAACAGTTATAGCGAGGAATGGCGCTGTCAATGCGAGGCTAGAGAGCTGCTTAGATGGCCTTTATCAGATAGAAGAAAGCAATTAGCTTTAGTACATGAAAAGCGTGGACATGAAGCGTATTTAAAATTAACAAACGAGATGACTAGACAATGGCAAATGACCCGAACAAAGCAGTCGAATTTATCATTAGAGAATCCGACAACTACGCAATTGCAAAAGCAAATAGAACTTATATAGAGAACTATCTGCGATCTGCTAAAAGTCGTTTAATGCTGGAATCAGGTGCTCCAAGTATTGCTGCTAAAGAAATGGAAGCGTATGCTAAGGATGATTACATAGCATTGCTACATGGCTTAAAAGAGGCTGTAGAGCAAGAAGAAAAGTTAAAATGGAAACTAATAGCTGCACAAGCAAGAATTGAAATATGGCGCAGTAAAGAAGCCACAAATAGGACAATAGATAAGGCTACTCAATGAACGATTTACCATACTACATTGGCATTTACATCATCTGTGCAATAGTATTTTCTGTTTGGATAAACCTTAAATAATGGCTACAAAAAGTGAAAAGATCGCACTTAACAAGATTGCAAAACTCGGATGTATTCTCTGTTCCGAAGTCCTTGGGATTGAAGGCTCAGAGGCAGAACTCCATCATGTGCGTAGGTTTGGAACTAAACGGGCTACATCCCCTATCTTGCCACTATGCCCAGAACACCATCGGGGAAACTCTGGTGTTCATGGATTGGGTACAAAAGGTTTTGAAGTTAAATGGGGAGTTACCTACGAGGAGTTGCTGGAGCGAGTCAGTCAGAAACTGGGAAAGGTCAATAAGTGAATAACGAACCAATGACATTAAGACAAATAGCTGAGTCTGAAGGAGTAAGTCATCAGGCCGTAGCAGAAATACTAGAGAGAGCCTTACGAAAAGTACGCAAAGCTCTATTGCAAAAAGGAATTAAATTGGAAGATTTAATATGAACACAAATAAAGTAGTAGATGATCTTATTAACCTTTTTACTACTCGTGTAATAACAGGCAAAGATGGAGAAGTTTTGTATCAGACTATTAAGCTAATAAATCATTTACAAGATCAAAATATCATATTGCAAGGTAGAGTAGATGGGCATTCATGCTTGCCAGGAAATCATTAATATTTTTTGTAGATTTCTATAATAGAAAAAATTATTGCAAGAACAAGTAATAAAGCAAAAAAAGAAAAAATTAAAATCATAGCTCTAAACCATCTAATCCTAGCTCATTAGCAACCATAAGGCATCTAGTTCTAAACTGTTTGCCATGCTGCATCCACTTATCGCCTTTTTGCCTATGAAAGCTCATGTGTACCATCTCATGTGCTAGTGTAGTAAGCATTGTGTAGTAATGACCACACCGACCAGACGAGATAGTAATTGTATGCTCGTAGTCCTCACCAGTATCGTATAAGTAAGTACCCATTAACTCTGGATCAGGTGTAACGATAAACTCAATTTCTTCTGGCAAAGGCATCTTCCATTTTGTAAATGGATAGCAACAATAAAGAGAGGAGTAAAGGTGTTTAACCACCTCTGCGTTTAATCTCATACTTTATTAACACAACCTCTAAACTCAAATTCACCATTTTGCTCATCGCTAACCATAATCAGCTCTGGCATTAGCATACGGCCTTGGTCAAATGAAAGCATTACAAAGCCACTACGCCAATCTTTAGGACTATCTTCACAGTATTCAAATGTAGAACTCATAGGATCAGCAAGGCATCCTGTTTGAACGCCCCAGTAAGTCCCTTGATAATTGCTAATAGGAGATGCACATAAAACATGAGTATGGCCTGTAATGATGTTTGTATTACCAGCAGCAACTAAGTTAGAGTAGCCAGCAGTACGACCTCCTTTATAGCGATGTTTAATAATTGTTTCCTCGCCAATCCAATAAGACCAGCAAGTTTTCCATTCTGGGAAGTGATATTTAAGGCTAAAGCCATCTACACCAGAATACTCAGGAACTTTATTGACAAGCCAAGACTCATAGCGCATATCGTGATTGCCAAGAGTCCAGATTAGCTCGCATCCTGGCGGTCTATGTTTAGCAATCTCATCTAAATGCCAGCGACAAGCATTAAGTTCTTCAAGGACTGTAGGTTTTTGATCGTAGTTAATAGATGGGAATCGGCTAAGAACTTGACCATCAAACGCATCACCATTACAGATGATGACTTCAGGCTTAAATGTGTCAATCATTAACAACAATGCTTTAAATGCTGTAGTAGTTGTATCGGTAAAGTGAGCATCGCTAAATACGATTACTCGTTTTACTTTATCTACATCAATTCCTCTACGCACATTGTGAGGAGCTAGATCAACCTTTTTTGGTTTTGGTTTATCTCGCTGAGAGTTATGAGTTTCCAATTTAATGTTATATCGGATTTCTAAGGATGCTCTGCGGTTTAGTGCGCTACGAGGATTTATGCCTAATTCTTTTCCTACTAAAGTTGGCGATCCAAGTCGCTTCCAGCACTCAATGAACTTTTGATCTTCTATATCAGATTGTTTCATATTTACCTTTGCGTAAGATATTGAATATAATACAATAAATTCTATTACATGAATATGTCAATATGAACAATAAAAATTCTTTTGATGATCGCTTACGAAACTGGGCTTGGTATGTTTGTTACGGGGTAGTTGCTCCGCAGCCTGATACTACTTGTCGCAGTTTTGAAAAGAACTATATTCCAGAGTTGGGTAATCTATATGCTGAGTCTGAGCCACACTATGAGCCAGATCATGTAGATGGTGATCTTATAGAGCAAGCAATTAAGGGTTTACCATTAGAACTACTAAGAACGCTTAAAATGCGCTATGTTAGTCATCCATACGCAAGCAGCGGACAGTTGGCTCATGCTCTTAGAATATCGCCAGCAAGATTGGAAGTAGATTTAGAAAATGCAAAAAAACGATTACAGCACGAGCTTGACAAGAAAGCCAAGTCAAATCACTTTAAGAGTATGCTCAAGGTGTAAGTACAAAAAGTCTACACAAGACGGGATTATCCAAACATATAACGAAGGAATGAATGAGCGATTCGTATGCCAATCTTGCAATAGTCATAGCAACAAAGACGGCTAAATGCCTCCCTGTGCTGTTATCTTCTATAGATGAGTATGTGCCAGAGGGAGTAACAGTAATCGTTTCTGGAAGCGATCTGGAGTGTTCTAGACACAATACTGTCAATCTGCCTAACAATGGTACGAACTATGGGGACTCTTATAACGATGTAGTCCGCTATGCGTTTGAGATGTTCCCAGAGATTATTGTTGCAAACGATGACATAGTATTAACCCCTAGTAGCTTTGAATTGCTAATTGAAGATAAAGTGTTGTTAAAAAACCACAATGTAGGCTGGTTATGCAGTAGAGCTGACTATGTACGGGGTTTACAAAACATTCGAGATGCTGGAAATACAAGGCATGGAATTAAATTTTTAGAAGAAGGCCAGGTTATTCAATCTGATATTCTTTCTCCTTTATTTGGCATGATTTCAAGAGAAGCATGGGTAGATTACAAACCCATTAATTGGTATTCAGATGATATTCAATGCCTAGAGATTAGCGCTGCTGGATATAAGAACTATATCTCTCGCTCTTATGTACACCATGTAGGAAGTCAGACTATAGGAATGGATCATTACAAAAATGATTTAGATGCTAGAAGCTGGATTAAGAACTCTATGCCAGAATTTTATAGGGCTTGGTTTGGTAGTAAATAAATTGTTGTCAAGTGAAAAATAAGGTAAAATTTCGCTAGGAAACCTTTGCCCAAAATTTGGTGAATATATGAAAATTGCTATCGGCTTATTAGCCCCAAAAGAAGATGATAAAGAAATGCCAGAAGGCATGGGCTTGTTAGATGAGCCGATGGTAGATGAGTCAAAGTACCCTATCTCTAAAGAGTCTAACGACAAAATGACTAAAGCCTTGATGGAAACCCGTCATCTCGGCCCTAAAAATCCAGCAAATCCTGGAAAGTTCTGGATTGAAATTGCTGATTTCTGGGAATTGCCTGTAGAGATGGCTAAAGAACAAACTTGTTCTAACTGCGAATACTTTGATAACACATTGGAAGCTAAAAATGCTATGAGCGTTGTTCCAATGAATGATTTTGATAAATCAGGTGGTAATCGTGGTTATTGCCATAAGTACACATTTATCTGCCATGATCTGCGTGTATGCGATCAATGGGAAGAAAAAGAGTACGAGGAAGAATAAGTGAAAACTGGTCTGTACGCTAACATTAACGCTAAACGCAAGCGTATCGCTGCTGGATCAGGCGAAAAGATGAATAAAGTAGGTAGCAAAGCTGCTCCATCTGCCAAAGACTTCAAACAAGCAGCAAAAACTGCTAAACCAATGAAGGCAAAAAAATGAAGATGACTAAAAAACAAGCCAAGATTGGCAAAGTAATGGGCGAGTTCAAAGAAGGAACTCTACATTCTGGCAAAGGTGGCAAAGTCGTTACAAACCCTAAACAAGCTATTGCTATTGCTATTAGCGAAGCTGCTAAAAAAGCACGATTCAAGAAATGAAATTAAAAGAAGCTGCCTCCGTTTTAGAACGGATGGGAGTCGCTGGCTATAACAAGCCAAAAAAAACACCTAGTCATCCTACTAAAAGCCATGTCGTAGTGGCTAAAGAAGGCGATAAGGTAAAAACCATTCGATTCGGTCAGCAAGGTGTAAGCGGTAGTCCAGCCAAAAAAGGCGAATCCGAAGCAGATAAGGCTAGGCGTAAGTCATTCAAGGCTCGCCATGCTAAAAACATAGCCAAGGGAAAATTATCGGCTGCGTTTTGGAGCGACAAGGTTAAGTGGTAAATGGCTCATCAGCAACAGTTTGACTTTGTAAAAGCAGTATCTAGGTATTACCCTAATAACTTTCAAAATGCTAAAGTATTAGAAGTAGGCAGCTTAGATATAAATGGGTCTGTTAGGCAGTTTTTTCAAGACTGCGAATACATCGGGATAGATCTAGGAGAAGGAAAAGGCGTAGATGTTGTATGCCAAGGCCAAGACTACAACGAAGAAGATAATACATTTGATACAGTAATCTCTTGTGAGTGCTTTGAGCATAACCCTGAGTGGGTACTAACATTTGCCAATATGTATAGGATGACAAAGCCTGGCGGTCTAATTGTAATGTCATGCGCTACTACAGGCAGAGCAGAGCATGGAACAAAACGCACTAGCCCACAGGATGCACCATTCTGTGGAGATTACTATAAGAATCTAACAGAGCAAGACTTTGTAGATGAGTTTGATTTAGACAGTATGTTTTCTATATATGAGTTCGGAGTAGGAGAAGCTACTAGAGATCTCTACTTTTACGGAATTAAGAAAGTGTTGTAGAATAACTACATCATCAACCATCAACCCATAGGGAATGGAATGGAAAACGCTTTAGAAAACAATAATGTAGAAGTTGAGCCAACTAATAAGGGTGGCGCTCCTATAGGCAATCAGAACGGCAAGAAGGGAAAGCTGTTCTATAACCAGCTCAGAGTAGCTTTGGTTCAAGAAGATAGCCGTAAGTTACGCAATATCGCAGAGAAGCTCGTAAAGGCTGCTGAAGATGGCGAGCCTTGGGCTATCAAGGAAGTGATTGATCGTGTAGATGGCAAAGCAGTACAATCCACAGAGATTAGCGGTGTAGATGGTGAAGCTATCGAACTGAAGCAGATTGAGTTCATTATCAAGCGCCCAGAGTGATCGAAGCAGAAGAAAAACTAAGTTTAGAGATTCCAGAGAAGCTAGAGTGCTTACTGGAAGATCATCGCTATAAGATTGTGTATGGTGGGCGTGGTAGCTCTAAGTCTTGGACAGTAGCTAGAGTATTGCTTGCAATAGGCCGTAGGAAGAAGTTAAGAGTGCTATGCGCTCGTGAGTTCCAGAACTCCATCTCTGACTCTGTTCATGCTTTGTTAGCAGATCAGATTAAGTCTATGGGGTTAGATGACTTCTACACTATTCAGAATACAAGTATCTTTGGTAAAAATGGCTCAGAGTTCTTGTTTGCTGGATTAAAGCACAACATTACTAAAATTAAGTCTTTTGAGGGTGTAGACATTTGCTGGGTGGAAGAAGCCCAGACTACATCTAAAAGCTCATGGGATGTATTGATTCCTACGATTCGTAAAGAAGGCTCAGAGATCTGGGTAACATTTAATCCAGAGCTAGATACAGATGAAACATACAAGCGTTTTGTTGTAATTCCTCCTAACAACGCTAAAGTAGTAAAAGTAAACTGGTCTGACAATCCTTGGTTTCCTTCTGTTCTCAGAAGTGAGATGGAAGATCTCAAGGCTAGAGATATGGATGCTTATCTCAATGTATGGGAAGGCAATACAAGACAAGTATTAGATGGCGCTGTATACGCTACAGAGCTTAGAAAAGCGCAAGAAGATAATCGTATTAAGGATGTGCCTGTAGATAAAGGTATTCTGGTATCGACATTCTGGGATCTTGGCTGGTCTGATATGACAAGTATCTGGTTCGTACAAACCTTGCCAGGCGGTGAGGTTCGGATCATAGACTTCTATCAGGATTGCCAAAAGACAATTGATTTTTATGTAAACCTTTTGCATGAAAAAGGCTACACTTATAGAGATCATTGGCTTCCGCATGATGCAGAACATAAGAATATGACTGGTAGAAGTACAAAAGAGATTATTGAATCAATGGGATTGCCAGTAAGGATTACTCCTAAACTGAGCATTTCTGAAGGCATTAACGCTGCTCGTATGCTGATGAATAGGTGCTATTTTGACCAAAGCAGATGTGCAGAAGGATTACAGGCATTAAGGCATTATCGGTACGCAGTTGATCCTGATACTAAAATGTTTAGCGATAAGCCTTTACATGACCAAAACTCACACGCTGCCGATGCTTGGCGGTATGTTGCCGTAGGGTTAGATGAGAAGCCGTATACATGGGATAAACCCATAAATGTTAAAACAAACTGGATTGTGTAAATGGATATTTCTACATTACAAGGATTATTATCTCCAGCTCAACAAAAACTTAAACCTGTGTATGGTGGTTTATTAGAGTCTAAAGCTGGTAATTTTGATATGACAAAATACGCTGGATTGACAAGTGATAATCAAGCATTGCAAACAGAGTTTAATCCATTAAATTTTGATAAGCTGATTGAAGCTGGAGCATTAAGAGTTACGCATCAAGCAACCCCAGAGGGCGGTTATAACCCAGATCCTAAAGCTGGATTCTCTTTAGTATCAGCCTATAATGATCTAGCTGGAACACAGTCTAAATCTTGGAAAGATAACCCAGAAGCATACGATGTAGTAAGAAATATGATGACTGAGAGGCCAGCAGATATTGGCGCTCACAAGTATATGCAAATAGTACAGTCTGCTAAAGATTTAGGTCTTGAAGATAGCGACATATTCTTAAATAGAAAATAGGCAATTAAATGGATGATAACAAGCTAAAAGGTATTCTGGACTCTGAGATCGAGAACTCCATTGGGTTCGTAGAAACAGAAACTACAGATGATCGCTCTAAGGCTATTAAATACTACAATCGTGAGCCGTATGGCAACGAAGTAGAAGGCCGTTCATCCATTGTTACTGGTGAAGTAGCAGAAGTAGTAGATGGCGCTTTGCCTCAGTTGCTGCGTATCTTTACTCAGTCTGACGAGTTAGTGCGCTTTGACCCTAAGTTCCCAGGCGATGAAGAAGCAGCTAAACAGGCTACAGAATACTGTAATTTAGTGTTTTTCCAAGATAACGATGGCGTTATCCTGATGCACGATTGGTTTAAAGATGCTCTCTTGCAAAAGAACGGAATTGTTAAATACTGGTGGGAAGATAGTGAAGATCCTATCAAGGAAACTTACAAAGATCTCAATGCAGAAGAACTCACAATGCTCTTTGCAGATAATGAGATGGAGCTTGTAAGCCAAGACATGAACGAGATCGCTCCTGAGAGTATTGATCCTGTTACTGGCATGATGATTCCAGCTACTTACTCTTACGATGTAGTCATTAAGAAGAAAAAAGAAGCTGGGCGTGTAAAGGTTCAGAATGTTCCTCCAGAGGAGTTCTTGATCTCTAAGCGTGATAAGAATATCCGTACTGCTCGTTTTGTAGCCCATCGTGTAATGATGACTCGCTCAGATCTAGTAGCTGCTGGCTATCCTAAAGATGTTGTAGATGATCTACCAGCCTATAGCGATTTGACATACTCTCCAGAGCGTATTGCCCGTTATGATCGTGGAGAGATGCCTGATGAGGCGCAATCCTTAGACTTCTCTATGCAAGAGATTGAGGTATTTGAGTGCTATATCCGTACCGACTTAGACGATGACGGCATGGCAGAGCTAGTTAAGGTTACTTACGCTGGCATGACTACAGTCTTGGATAAGGAAGAAGTGGATCATATTCCATTCGCTTCTGTATGCCCTATTCCAATGCCACATAAATTCTTTGGTCAAAGTCTGGCTGATCGTGCGATGGACATTCAGTTGATTAAGTCCACTATTACCCGTCAAATCCTAGATAACTTGTACCTTACCAATTTGCCTCGTATGACGGCTATTGATGGGCAAGTAAACATGGATGACTTGCTGACAGTAGCTCCGAACGGCATTGTTCGTATGAAAACACCTGGTGCAGTACAAGCCCTTACTGTTCCTCCTACAGCAGCCCAGAGCTTCCCTATGCTCGACT